ACAGAAATTGATCTGTTAATACCCAAAGTTAGTCAGTTAGTAAAAACCTACTGCCGCAGAAATTTTACTGACTACTATGACGAAGCAAAAACAGAATACTTTGATGGTGGTTTTGATAAATTAATCTTAAAAGAAACACCAGTAACTAATGTACTGCAAGTTAGCAAAAGCAGCAACTATGGTAAAACGTATGCAACTACACTTGTAGAATATACAGACTGGATTCAAGATGGTGATACCGTTCGCGCATTAACAAACGGCGGCTGGTTTCAAGAACATCCACGCGGATATAAAGTTAGTTATTTTGCTGGCTATGAATTTGTACCAGAAGATCTCAAACTAGCAGTACTTGATTTAGTAGAATACTATTCGAAGAATAATAGTGCAGTACATGTAAATCGTGATGTAACTCCTAATGTAACACAAATACAGTATGTAGCTACTACAAACTTTCCAGCACATATTAAACGCGTACTAGATCAATATATAGCGGATTATGCGTAATGTCTAGTAAAGTCACAGAGTATCAAATAAGTGGAGCATTAGGCAAACTTACTACTGAAGCTGAACGTAAGAAGCTATCTAAAGATACCCTACATTTTGTACCTATAAATATTGAAGCATTAAATCTAGCACTAGGTGATAAACTGGTATTTACAGAGAATGATGCTGATGACCTAGATGCGGTATTAGCAGAAATTAATGAAAAGTATAAATTTGCTAGTAAAAAAGATAGAGATAAAGCCATTGCGGCTGCAAAAAAGAATTTTGGTGTTCGTGGTGAAGGTTTAATAGATATTGCTGATTTACGAAATAGATTATGTAATTTTATAGTTAGCAAACATGAGTATAAGATTGTACAAAAAGGTGGGCAGTTTTATTCACAAGCAGGACAATTATTACAGGGCTCAGATTTAGTTGCTGCTGTTCCAGCAGTTGTATACGAAAATAGCGTTGCGCCAACTAATATTATAGGTGCACTATATAAAAGTTACGATACTACTAGGCAGAACTTATTTCAAAACTTTTTAAACACAGAAATTAAAAAATTCCTAAATAAAGATATTTATCAAGGAAGCAACTTTAGTGAAGGTTTTGACGTAGGACATATTTTAGGTAATAGTAAACTAGCAACGACTCCTCTTGCAGAGAAATTAAAGCGAGTAATAGAATATATAGACTCCGTTTTAGAATATAGTAGTTTAGCTGAGCAAACAAAATTACAAGAATTAAAAAAAGGTACTCAACAAACATTGAGTATTTTACGTGCACAAAGTGGCTATGGACCCAAAATCGAGGCAACCCTTACACAAGATACTAGAAGCGCACTTTTAAAAGCAGAAGCAATTATAGTAGTTGTACAAGAGCGCAGAGAAAACCAAGAAACATATGGGCGTCTTATAGAAGGTGACTTAGGCAGACAAATTCTTGAGTTAATAGCTAAATTAGGTTTTTCAAAATCAATTGTAGAAACCATTGAAGTACGTGTACATGAAGCACTAAAGCATGGTAAGGTAAAAAATAAAGGTAAGCTAGGTAAAAAGGTTATTGGAGCAAAACAAGCCAAAAAACCCGCAGCTAGTGTTACAACTTCTACTGGTGGTAAACGAACAAAAACACCAGCAAAAGCACTACCTAAACCAACTGGCATTATTCCTAGTAGCGTTACACAGTTGCGACAATTGCTAGATGCTAGCTTAGTGCAACAAGTAAAACAAAACATGGGTAGTGGTAATCGCCGTGATGTACTAAACTTGCGTAGTGGCCGATTTGCAGAAAGTGTTGAAGCTACTAATATAAGTCAAAGTAAACAAGGAGCAATAACAGTATTTTACCGTTATATGAAAAATCCTTATGCCACCTTTAGTCAGGGTGGACGCCAGCAGTATCCACGTAGTAGAGACCCTAAACTGTTAATTTCACGATCAATACGTGAACTAGCAGCACAGCAAATGATTACTAAACTAAGAGCGGTGGCACAATGAGCAAGAGAGTTAGCATAGTTAAAGCACTTGCCGAAGTGTTCAAAACCATAGACGGTACTAGTCCATATACCACAAATTTAACAAATAACAGCTACCCCAAACTAAAGTTCTGGGACGAAGTAAATGATTTTCCAGCTGTATATGTACACCCTACCAGTGAAACTCGTGATTATTTACCTGGTGGATTTGCCTGGGGTTTATTAAGTGTATGTGTTAAAGCATATGTAAAAAGTGAGGAAGAATCACAAGAACAACTCGAAGCCCTATTAAGCGATCTAGAAACTTGTGTAGACTTAAATAGAACCTTAGTATATGACGCAACAAATCAATATGGCACAACTGAAATAGAAATACAGTCGATTACTACAGACGAAGGATTATTGGCTCCCTATGCAGTTGGCGAAATTATCTTACAAGTTCGTTATCAGATCATGTAAGCAACCGTGCTAAATTTGCTAATCACAGATAAATATCTCGTAAAAGCAACAAGCACCTAACAAAAGGAAGTGAGATATGAGTTTTAATTTAATTCGTAACGCGCGTATGTTCTTTACAACTAATGTGGATGTAAACACAGGTGTTGTAAAGACAACAGGATTTACAGCCGCAAATACTAAAGAAATACAAGTACTTGATGGGCTAAGTTTTAGCCAGGCTACTGGTAGCGAAACTGTAACTATTAATGAAGCCGGTGATGCTCCTATTCGTGGTCAGCGTAGTTTCAATACTAGCCTAGAACCAGTAGAACTAAGTTTTAGTACTTATATTCGCCCAGCTTTCGTAGAGGGTAGTACTAGCCTTGCAGCATTTGATAATGACGATTTAGTAGACGCTGAAGAAGATGTGCTTTGGAACGCATTTGCTGCTGGTTATATTAATGGTGTAGATGAGAATATTGCCAGCGCATCTAATGCTAGAGCAAATGCTACACCTGGTACAAATCCAGTAAGTGCTACTGGTACCGCAGGTTTTAAAGCCGCTTGGTATCAAGTAAAAGGAGCTACTGGTGCTGCACCTTATAGCGTTGTAGAATTTACTAATAGCGGCAAAAATCAAATGGTTAAGTTTGGCGTTATTATTACAGTAGATGCTAGCAGCTATATTATAGATAATTGCGTGTTAGACCAAGCAAGTATTGACTTTGGCCTAGATGCAATTGCTACTATTGCTTGGACAGCTCGCGGTAGTACACTACGTAGTGTAGCAATTACTGCAGACAAAGCTAGCCCAGTAGCCTTTAGCGGAGCATACTTTAGCGCTAGTGGTAATGTAGCAAAAGCTAAGGTAACTACAGCACCTTTCTTAGCTAATAAACTAAGTCAAATTACTATTACTAGTAACATTAGTGGTACCGCTGGTACAACATATGACTTAGCATTAACAGGTGGAAATATTACTTTTAGTAATAATGTTACCTATTTAACACCTGCTAACTTAGCTACTGTTAATAAACCATTTACATACTTTACTGGTACGCGAGCAGTTAGTGGTAGTGTAAATTGCTACTTACGTACAGGTGGTACTAATCGTAGTGCTCAACTACTTGCTGATATGTTAACAGGTAGTGCTACAGACGTAGAACCAGATTTTCAAATTGAGCTAAATATTGGTGGAAATAGTAGTGCAGCTACTCGTGTTAATCTATTGCTACCAGCTTGTGTACTTACAATCCCAGCTATTAATACTGAGCAGGTTGTTAGTTCAACAATTAACTTTACTGCTCAAGGTTATAGTGGCAGTGACTTCGCAATTGATCAAAACAACGAAGCCAAAATCACCTACTACTCAGCTAATACCACAGTATAATTAACTAGGGGGCATTAGCCCCCACAACAAACTTATAGGATTTTAATTTTATGTCAGCACAGTTGTCCCTAAAAAGCATGCTAGTTCCTAGCAAGGAAATTAACGTAGAATATCCAGGTATGCCTGGGTTTGAAGTTAAAGTATGTTTTTTAAGTCGTGAAACCCTACAAACAATTCGCAAAAAAGCCACAAAAACTACCTTTAAAAATCGTCAGCCTGTTGAAGAGCTAAACGATGACCTGTTCTTAGAACTATATGTTAAAGGATCAATTAAAGGTTGGACTGGGCTTAAAATGCGTTATCTTGAACAACTTGCGCCTGTTGATGTTAGTGATCAAGATCCAGAAGCAGAATTAGAGTACAGTGAAGAAAATGCACTATACTTAATGAAAAGCTCTGTAAATTTTGACAGCTTTATTAGCGAGCAAGTAACTGATCTGGGAAACTTCACCAAGAACAAATAGCTGATATAAGCAATCAATTGGAAAATTATTTTCAAAATAGTGATGTTGGCATGACCAAGGATCAGTATTTTGAAATGTGTGAAATGTTAAACAGTGAGCCAGTTGATAGCGAGATACCTGTAGAGTTTGATGACCTACTAGATATAGTTCAACAAGCACTAGAACTGTACAGCTATCTACCAGATCGCTGGGAAGGCATGAGTGCCACATTTATGGGCAAAGACTATAGCATAGTATTTAGCCTATTCGATACTTATGAAATTACTGAAAAAACTGAACAAAGAATAATGTTAAAAATAATGTCTACTACAGATAGAATTCGCAGTGACATTATAACCAAAAAACATAAAGCACAAGAAAAAAAGCCTTCTAGTTGATATTAGAAGGCTTTTTTATTGCTCAAAAAATGTTAGATTGATATTTTTTTGTACCTGTGGTATAATTAACATAAAACTTACAAAGGTACAAGGCAAAAAATGCTGGTGTACAGTTAGGAGAAGAGATGGCACTTCCAGATATTACGCAGCGATTAAAACTACAGGCTGAAGGCGTAAAAGAAACCGAAACAAGTAGTGCAAATATACATAAGAATCTTGCTGGTGCTGCCAAAGCAGCAGATGCTTTAGCTCGTGCACAATCTGATAGCAGAAGAAAAGCCGCTGCACAATCACCTCGCGAAAATTTAGAGTATAATCAAATGCGTGGTACTGCTGGTGTAACAGGTGCAGCCGCTAGAGACTTTGCAGATCAGTCTCGTGGACTTGGTCCACTAATTAGACTATACGCTGCATTTGCTGCTAACGTATTTGCACTTAGTGCCGCTTTTGGTGTACTTAGAAATGCTGCTGACACTAGCAATCTTATTGAGGGACTCAATACACTAGGTGCGGTTAGTGGAAAAGCACTTGGTACAGTTGCTAAACAACTAACACAAGCCAGTGATGGTGCTATTAGCCTACGCGATGCTATGAGCAGCGTAGCTATGACTAGCAGTGCTGGCATGACCAGTCAGAATATTCTTAGATTAGGAGCAGTAGCAAAAAGTGCTAGTTTAGCGCTTGGTGTAAACATGCCAGATGCACTAAACAGACTTAGTCGCGGTATTGTTAAACTAGAGCCAGAATTATTAGACGAACTGGGTATTTTTACCAAAATTGAGCCAGCTACGCAGGCTTATGCGCTACAGTTAGGTAAAGCTGTTAGTCAGCTAACGGATTTTGAGCGTCGTCAAGCATTTGCCAATGCTGTGCTTAAAGAGGGCGAAGAAAAATTTGCAGCACTAGCAGATGCCAAAGCAAACCCATATGATAAGTTGTTGGCTAGCCTACAAAACGTAGCCTTTAGCGGACTAGAATTATTAAATACAGTTCTTAAGCCAATAGTAGAAGTATTAGCCAGTAGCCCAACAGCACTAGCTCTTGGGCTTGCAGCCGTTATTGCTGCAATTCTTAAACGAGCTATTCCAGCCGTTGCTGATCTACGTGCTGCTTTTGGTAAAAAATTACAAGATAGTATTGATGAAACTCAGACAAAAATTGAGGGATTAAAAAATAGTTACAAACAATTAGCAGAGTATTCCGTCAAACAAGCTTCTGAAGCTGCCGATGCCAGAGTTGACAAAGTAGTAGCTGCTGAAAAGAAAATATTAGATTTTTATAAGCAAAATGCAAAAGTTGGGCCGCAAGGAGCACTGCTAACTGCTTCACCACAGTTTCAAACTATTATTAAAGAAAATCCACTAGAGTTAGATCAGCAAGCACTAACAAAGCTAAAAGCAGCTCATGCAGACTACCTACGTCAAGTTAGTAGTGGCAATCAAAAGCTAACCTCTGAAACAAAAGAAAGAATTAAACTAGAGGCTGAATTTATAAAAGTTTTAGAAGAACAATTAGCTGGTGAACAAAGTTTTAGTACTTTACGTACTAAAGCTCTACAGCAAGCTGAAGAAGCTGCAAAAAATAGCCGACTAGGTATAAGCCTTGAAAAAGATATACAAGCACTTAAACTTAAAGGTAGAAAAGACGAAATAGTTCAGATGGCAGTATCTAGAGCCAATACTCTTGGAGTAGGTATAGCCTGGAAACTATTAAAAATAGATATAGACAATGCTAGCACTTCAATAGAAAAATTTGCCGCTAGAACTGCCTTAATACAAGGAGCCATAGGTATTGTAGGCGGTAAGCTATTATCTACACTAAATGGAGTAGGTAGTGCGCTTACAGCAATATCTATAGGAGCAGCAGTATTTGCTGTATTTGAAAGCTTATTTAGTAAAAACGAAAAACAAATGCAAGCCTTTAAAGCTAGCATTGATGCAGCAAATGAATCTACGCTTAACACAAAAAGAACATTAGCTGAATTAGATCGTGCTGGATTAGGTAAAAGTTTAACTGATACTGCAATTTCATTAAGTAATGCTTTTGCGGAAATTAGTAGTAGTGCGCAAAAACTAGTTGTAGATGCTAGGCTAGCCAAAGAAGCTAGCACTGGATTTTTTGATACCATCGTAGAAGGTTTTAAAGATTTTTTTGGTTATGGTATTGATGATCAAGTTGCCAAAGGGTTAAGCAAACAATTAATTAGCGCACTTGATATATTACGTAGAAGTAATATAGACGAAAAGTATCGCGAACAATTTAAACAACTATTGCAAGTTAAAGATTTAAGTGCAGGAACCGTTGAGAAAGCCTTATCAACATTAGGTGAAGATGTTAGAAATAGATTTACATCTCTACTAGAATCAGCTCGTAAAGAGCTGGATAAAACTAGAAGTGACTTAGAAAGTTTCAAGGACGCTAGTGATAAAGCAGTAAAAAGCTATCAAGAATTTTTGCAAAGTACAGCCAATACTAATCCCCTATTTAAATTAGGTGAAAGTATGGAAATACTAGCAGACGGTATGATAAGTGCTATGAATAGAGGTACTCTTGGAATACAAGCTGCTTTTGAAGAATTAAGCAAAGACCCCAAAAAAGCTGCGTTATTTGGCAAAGAGTTTATACAACAATTTGTTGCAGTCGAACAGGGTTTTAAAGATCAATCAAACGCATTAAGAATATATACTGGTATACAAAAGCAGTTACAACAAGAACTTGAGGAAACTAGGCAAAAAGAAAAAGAGCTGCGAGAAGAGCGAGAAAAAACTGGCAGAGTTATAAAAACCAGAGATGAAAGAATACTTGGAAGAAAAGCAGAAAGTTTAGAGAAAGATCTAGCTGCCAAAAAAGATGCAATTATACAACTGCCTACAGATCAAATTGAAAAGGGCAGAGAATTATTTGCTAAGGGATTAGATATAGCGTTCGCACGCGGAGCCGAGTATATTAGAGTAGCTCTAGGTCAAGCTGCTGAAAAAGCAGGTATTACTATTGCTAAAGCTAATTCAATGGTTCTTAGCGGAGAAAGGGCGGCTGAAGAAAGTACTAGAATTCGCCTACAAGAAATAGACATACAGATAAATGCAGTTAAAGTTAATTTAGATTTAATTCGTGAAAATGAATTATTGCAATCAGAATTAGCAGCACTTCGCGCTAGTGTAGACTATGCTAGAGTTTCAGCAGATCAAAATGCTACAGCAGAAGAAAAACGAGTTGCATATGAAAATAAAGTCGCCACAGGACTTGTAGCTTCGATATTAAGCGGACGCGTTACTCAAGCTGAGGCTGTTCAACAAGCCGGTGCTTACTCTAAATCGGACGAAATACTTAGTGTTCCTGGTGGCGTAGATCCCAAGATGATAACACGTCAAGTAAATGCTGCTGTTGGGGCAGTTCGTCGCAAAGAGGGAGAACAACAAGCCAGATTGATTGAGCTTGGTGGCGAAAAGCGAGCCGCAGGAATAGAAGGACAAATTCAAAAAGAACGCCAACGCTTAGAAGATAGAAATAAACTCCTGCGTATAGAAAATGAAACTAATCAAGTAATAGCTGCTCGCTCTGGATTACTTCAAGGTATAGCTGGATTAACTACACAACAAGTTATTGCAGCTGACGCGCAATCTGAACGTCAAGCAATGATTAATAGGCAAAGTATAGAATTAAGCACTATTGAATTAGCTAGAAATCAGGCTGACGCTAAATTTGATGAAACCAAGCAAGTAAAGTTTCAGCAAGAAGCCGCATACCAGCAAAAATTATATGATGCTACCAGAGATAAAAATGCAGAAGATTTAAAAAATCTCGATATACGTACAAAGCAGCGACAAACAGAACTAACAATCCAAGATATTCAAAAACGCGCAGAATTAGAAAAATCTGCTAGAGATACAATTATTGCCCAAGAAGAAACAAGATTAGAAATTCAACGTGCTCAGTTTACAAGTGCAGCTGAACTGTACGATCTTGATAAAAAGTTTATAATCAATAAAACTGCTGAGTTGGATATAGAACGAGCTAATTTTGATGCAATAAAACAGCGTGGAGAAATTGAAGCTAATTTAGGTACTAAACGATTAGAAACCGAAGCCAGAGTTAAGGCCCTTGGTTTAGAGGGAATAGCTTTAGCTGCAAAATTAACTGAAGAACAACAAAGAATTACTGATATAGCAAATAATCAGCTAGCGGCACTAGAAGCCGAAAGACAAAAAAGATTAGAAATATTAGAAATTCAAAGACAGCAAGCACTTAAACAAGCAGAGATTTCTTATAGAACAGAACAAGCGGCTAAATTAGCAGACGCACTAGGCGGAGCTTTTGGTAATGTTGGTACTAAATTAGGCTCTATAGTTACAACTATTATAGAGAGTAATATTAAACAACAACAAGGCCAAGAAGCCTTAAAGAAAATTCAGCAAGATATATTAAATGTTAATCAAAAAATTCAAGCTTCGCAAGGTAGTGAAGAAGAAATAGGTTTCATTAATGAAAAACAAGGTTTATTAGACGCTGAGGCAAAAAAGAAAAAACAAATAAATGATGACGAATTAGCTGGTAATGCAAAAGCACTTGGTTCAATGAAAACAATGTTTAAGCAGCATACTGCAGCTTATAAAACATTGGCAGCCCTAGAAAAAGCTTATCATATTATGCGCATGGTAAATATGGGCATAGAAATGGTAACGTCTGTCAAGAAAGCTGCCGTTGAAGTAAGTTCAAAGGCTACAAGTGAAGCAGCTCAAACCATGCTACAAATAAATGGTATGATGACACGTATGCCATTTATGATTGGTGAAATATATGGTAAAACTTTTGGCCAACTAGGTATATTTGGTCCACCAGTTGCAGCAGCACTAGTAGCATTAGCATTTGGCAGTATGGGTCGGGGCAAAGGTGGCGGAGGTTTTGTACCTAATGCCGAACAACGCCAAGAAACCCAGGGCACTGCCATGGGTTATAACGAAAAGGGTCAAAAAGTACAAGTACGTCGCGGCGTGTTTGGCGATACTGATGCTAAAAGCGAAGCTATAAGTCGTGGCATTGAAAAAATTAAAGAAACCAGTGTAGATGGGTTAAGTGTTAACAATCAAATGTTATCAGTGTTGCAATCTATTGATAATGGTATTAATAATACTGCAAAGTCTTTAGTTAGAGTAAGTGGTTTAGCGACTGGTAGCATGTTTAATACAGTTGAAGGTACACAAAGTGGTAGAGGGTTATTTGGTACAGGTATATTTGCTAGTAAAACTACTAAAGAAATCCAAGATTCTGGAATTGTTATACAAGGATCTTTTGCCGAACTAGCAAGTACCGCAAATAAAACAGCTTTAGAATTTTTTGAACAATTAAAAGTTACAAAGAAAAAATGGTATGGAAAAACAAAAACTAGTATAGAAAATAACTATAAAGAAGTTGACGACGACGTTTCCAGATATTTTACTCAAGTCTTTACTAGTGCTGGAAGATTGATTAAAGACGTTGCACAACGAACAGGTACAGCTACAATAGACGAAGTAAATTCTGTTCTAAATCAAGCAATGCCAGAAACTAAGATTAGTTTTAGAGGTAAAACTGGAGAAGAAATTAAAGCAGAAGTAGAGGCTGTATTAGGTAGTTTAATATCTGACGCATCTGCAGCAATATTTAGTGAGTTTGAACAATTTGCAGATTTTGGTGAAGATTTATTATTAACAGTAGTGCGAGTCACTGATACAAATGAAAAAATTGCTCAGCAAATATTAAATCTTGGTGGAACAATAGACCTACTAAATAAATTTGATATTACTGAATCACTTGCAGACGCAGCAGGCGGCTTTGACGAATTCTTAAAGCAAACTGAGTTCTTCCGTGATAATTTCTTAACTGAAGCAGAAAGATTAGCCCCAGTACAAAAAGCATTAGTAGAAGATTTAAAGAGACTAGGCTTAGAAAGCGTAGATACAAAAGAAGAATTTAAACAATTGGTTCAAAGTATAAAACCGGTCGATAAAGCTAGTATAGACTTATATACAACTTTATTGAAACTAGCACCAGCATTTCAGAAAGTATATGACGAAAGCTCGAATGCAGTAGCTAAATTATTAAAAGATTTAAACAATGAAATTCTAGAGTTAGAATCTACAAGTTCGCCTTTAGAAAAAGCAATAGCAGAAATAAGTACAAAAGCAAGTGAATATGTAGAAACACTTTATCAAGCTAAACAAGCAACTGCTGAAAATATAGCGGTAATTGCACGTTGGACTAAAGCAGCAACACTTAAGGAATTAAGAGCACAACTAAAAACTACTTTTGAAGATCGTAAACGAGAATTGGAAAGTAGTATATCAGCACTAGAGAAAATAAAAACTAGTTTAGTAGATTTTAAAACTCAACTGCTGCAAGGTAATCTATCACCACTGTCTGACTTAGACAAATTTAGTCAATTACGTACTGAATATGATAAGTTATTACAGGATGTAAGATCTAGTGATAGTGCTGTAGCAGAAAAAGCTGCAGAAAAATTTCCAGCATTATCGCAACAGCTACTAACAGCTGCTAGTACACTGTACGGTAGTGGCGAGCTATATCAAACGTTACACAAATCTATATTAGCTGATTTAGATACTACAACTGAAATCGTTAATACTAAATTAACAGATGCTCAGCGACAACTAGAATTGCTAACAGCCCAAGGCATAACACTAGGATTAATTGAAGCAAATACAAAAACAACTGCACAAAAATTTACAGAATTAGTTACTTTATATAATGCGGTAAATGCTGTAAATCCAACAACAGTTGGCCAAACCGCAGCTGCTTCTATACAAGCAGGTAATACTGCAACAAGTAGTTTAAGCAATGCATTTACTGAACAACTAAAAATTATTGCGCCTGATATAATAGTAACTCCATTAGAACTAACACCAGAAGCAAAAGCCGCAGCAGCCGCAAAAGCCGCAGCAGAAAAAGCCGCAGCAGAAAAAGCCGCAGCAGAAAAAGCCGCAGCAGAAGCAGCTGCTAAAAAAGCCGCTGAAGATGCAGCAAAAGCCGCAGCAGAAATTAAAGCAGCTATAGATGCTCAAACAGTAGTATTATCACAAGTATTAACTAATACAAGTGATAATGTCGTAGACGAAATAAAAACTACAAAATATGTAAATGTTGGTAGTTTTGGTAAAACACAGAATTTACTTGCACCTATGCAAGAGCGATAGAAGGATAGATAATGACAACATTATCAGAGTTAAAAGCCTGGTTAAAAACGCCTAAACATATTAGGCGAATACTTGTTGAAATTGATAATGTAACAGATTTGAGTGGTGCCAACGGCACCACTCTTTATTTATCAAACGGTGCCTATACTAGTTCAACATCAGATACACCAAGTAATAAAGCTTATATACCAATTATTGTTGGAGGAGTAAGCTTTACCCAAAGCTTATCACTAGATGGAACAGTAAATATAAGCTATGGTGATATTGAACTAGACAATACTACCGGAGCTCTTGACACAGCCTATTTAAATTTAATATTTGTTAATAAAAATATTACTATATACATAGGTGACCCTAATTGGTCAAAAAGTGATTTTAAGGTATTATTTCGTGGAACTACTGCAGAATTAGTAGCTAGAGACAGGACTACGTTTAATATTATTATAGCAGATAAATTAAAACAATTAGATACTACATTGTCGGAAGATACTGTACTACAGGAAACAAAAAACAATATATTAGATTTAAAACCTGTATGTTTTGGTGAATGTTTTAATGTCACTCCGTTAATAAATCAGCGAATTACTGATGATGCAACCACTGCTGGTATAGATGAGGCCGGAAAAACATATTATGTTGTACACAATGGGGCTATTGAAGATATAATTGAAGTACGAGACATGGGAGTGCCTATAACTGGTGTAGAAAAAGACTTGACGCGCGGTCGATTTAGGCTTACTCAAGCTAATTTTGGTCAAATTACTTGCAGCGTGCAAGGGGATAAAACTACTGGTACGTATACTAATAAAATTGGTGAAACAATAAAAAATATACTTAAAAATTATGGGCCTTCATCTACAAGACTAACCGACAGCGACTTGGATTTAACCAATTTTACTAATTTTGATGCTAACTTTACTGTTAGTGGTACTTATAAACGCCCTATTGGGTTTTACAGCAGCTCCCGAGAAAATTTATTGGATATATGCAATAGATTGGCGGGAAGTGTTAGAGCAAAATTAGCTATTAATATAGGCCCACTAACTAATGACAGTGATGTAGGTAAATTAAAGCTAATAAAATTAGATCAAGCAACTAGCGCAAGTATAGATATAGTTGCCAGTGATATAGAAGAATTTTCAATAAGTATTAGCGAAAGGCCTCCTGTTAGAGCAGCTACTAAAATTGCTTATTGTAAAAATTATACTGTTCAAACTAGTGGTTTAGCTTCTGGTTTACCTGTAAAAAATAGTGCTGATTTTGCTAGTGAATGGTATTATAGTACAACTAGTAATAATACTGTCAAAACAAATTATAAAACTACTAGTGAACCAGAACAGGAAGATACCTATCTAATCACGCAAACTGGGGCTAGTGAAGAATCTAGTTTGAGAAATGCTTTATGGTCTACGCCAAGAACAATTTATACCTTGGTAGCTTATCCACACATGTTTGATATACAGCTAGGGGATTTTGTAAGATTAACTAATCGTAGATTTGGTTTAAGTAATACTTTGGGAACAGTAGTCACAGTTTCCAGAGATTGGATAAGAGGTAGAATAGAACTAGGGGTACTTGTATAATGGCTACAATTATTAATGATAGAGATCTTACTTTACAAGCAACTACACCTAGGTTAGAAGAAATAGGTAGTAATAAAATAATACTCCTACCTAGTGCTACAAATTTTGTAAAAACTTCGGGCGGAATACAGCCTAGTTCAATAACTATTAAACCAGTACTAACTGGTATCCTTAATAATTTATCTAATTTAACATGGAGTGTATCACCAGCAGTAACTTATAGCGAAGCCGGCGACAAAACTATTACTATTAATTCTAGTAATGTCACAATTGGCACAGCTATAACTTTTACTGCTACATTAGTATTTTTGGGTATAACTTATAGTACAAGCATTACTCTTAATAGTTTACAAGAAACTATAGTTTCTACTCTAAGTAAAAGCAGTGTTAATGTACCTACTGCTAGTGACGGTACTGGAGGCGATTTTACCGCCGCTACTAGTACTATGACTATACTAATTGGAAATACAGATGATAGTAATAATTGGACATATAGTTGGACTGTTCCAGCTACTGTTACGGCCAGCGGTGCCTCAACAAGAACTATTAATGTTACGGCAATTAGTGTTAATACACCGGTTACACTAACATGTACAGCAACTAAAACTGGATATACTACACAAACTAAAGATTTTGTAGTAGTAAAAAGTTTAGCAGGAGCCACAGGAGCTAGTGCTCAACTATTTAAATTAGATACATCAGATTTTGCATTTATATTTGATAATAGTACTTCTACTACAGCTACTTTTCCAGCAAGTATTTCATTTACAGTAACAAAGCAAAATGTTACTGGTAACCCTACTTTTACAGCAACTGCATACGACTCATCTAATAATTCTTTAGGATCTTTAACAGGAACTCTAACAGGATCAGGAGATGTTAGATCTATATCAGCAGCTAATTTTAATAGTTTAGGTGCTACTACAACTAGGTATATAAAAGTTACCGCAACTTTAAATACTTTAAGTGATACTATAACTGTTGTTAGGGGCGATAATGGCGGAGATGCGATTACTCAAATAATGACTAATGAAAGTCATGTAGTAGCCGCTGATAGTACCGGAGCTGTAGCTAGCTTTACTGGTGCCTTAACATATGGAGCAATATTTAAGGGCACAGTTAATGAAACTATGAACTGGACTATTACCAAAGTTGATGAAGCTAATACTCCTAGTGGTACAAAAATTACTACTACGTTAACTACTCCAACTTTAATTAGTACAACAGGTACTATTGGTACTATAACTGGTACCGGTCCTTGGACAGCTACTATTACTGGCATGTCTACTACTACAGGTTTAACTGTTGGTGATACAATATCTGCCGTAGAAAATAGTACTGGTAAGTTGTATGGTGGAAGTCCTACAAGTGTAGTAGTAGCTACAATACCAAATTCAACTTCAATTACATATACTGTTACTGGTGGTACAACACCTGTGGCGGGACCAATTGGAGGAGTAGCTAAAGGTAATAATAATTATACTTTAACACCTACAGCATTAGTTACTGATTCAGCTATTACAACTGTTACTGCTACAAAAGGCAGTCTTACTAGTACCAAAACTTATTCGCTAAGTAAAAGTAAGGCCGGAACCGCCGGTACTAATGGTGTAAACACCGCTACTGTAGCACTTTACAATAAAAATACCAGCAGCAGTTCAGCTCCTGCAGCATTTAGTGGAACATTTACTTATACGTTTAGCACAGCAACATTAAGTGGTGGTACATTAAATAGTTGGACTACTACAGCTCCTAGTATTACCAATGGCGAATATCTATGGGTTAGATATGCTGTAGCTAGTAGTAATACAACTACTGATACAATAGCAGATACTGAATTTTCTACAGCTGTAGTATCTGCTGTTGGAGGTACTAATGGTGCTCAAGGTGCTGCAGGTATAAATACTGCAACTATAGCACTCTACAATAAAAATACTAGTAGCAGTTCAGCTCCTGCAGCATTTAGTGGTACATTTACTTATACGTTTAGCACAGCAGCATTAACTGGTGGTACACTAAATAGTTGGACTACTACGGCTCCTAGTATTACTAACGGTGAATATTTATGGGTTAGGTATGCTGTAGCTAGTAGTAATACAAGTACTGATACAATAGCAGCTACTGAATTTTCTACAGCTGTAGTATCTGCTGTTGGAGGTATTAATGGTGCGCAGGGTGCTACAGGCGCACAAGGTGCACAAGGTGCACAAGGTGCACAAGGTGCTGCAGGTACAGGTACTAATGGTACAGAAGGTATACGTAGTATAACAGCTTATAGAAAACGAAATCAATCAGACTCAGCATTAACTACAGCACCTAGTAATACTACTGGAGCAACTGCTCCTACAGACTACACTCTAACTGCTCCAAGTGCTACAGTTGGCGAAGTAGTTTGGTATACATTTGGTAGATATAACCCCAATGCTACAGCTGTTGATAGTATACCCGCTAATACTACGGTATGGAGCGTACCAATTGCTGCTAGTGTGTTTCAAGATATACGCAGTGATAACTGGACTGGTGGTACTCCTACGGGTGGAACATTTACTAGTACTACAGGATACTATTTAAACAGAACTGAAGGAAGTTTGTACGCTACTAATGCATATTTACGCGGTCAATTAGTAACAGGCGTAAGCGGTGCTCAGCGCATTGAAATAAATTTATCTAATAGTAATAGATTAAAAGCTCTTAGTAGCAGCAATAGCGAATTAGTATCTATAGGCGGAACCGGAAATAATACAGAACCAACTATAGTTGTAAATGCTAGACCAATTACTGATGGTATTTTTACTTATGGCGTAGGTCAAACAGTTTTTCTTACTAACTACGATAGCTCAACTGTACCAACTGGAGCAACATTTGGCACTGCTATAAGAGCACAGCAAAGTGATTTTAGTTCTGTAACCGAACTATGCAGCTATTATAAAAGTGGTACAGCCGCAGCTGAATCCTTAGCAGTTTATGGCAGTCAAATAAATTATACTACAGAAACACCTACCGTAGTACATGCAGGTACTGGAGTACTAGGCTATTGGTCAGCAGCTGGCTGGTGCGTAGGCGGATTATTTGAAGCAGCTTATACAGGAAGCAACGGTAATGTTGCTGAAGTTAGATTAGCAGATCCTAATAATGGCTATGCTATCCACCTAGTTACTGGCACGTTTAGATGGGGTAGTGTAAATATTAGTGCACCACCTAATAATACTACAACATATTTACGTGCTGATGGTACTTGGAGTAGTGTTTCCGGTTTACCTAGTGGTGGCACTGCTACACAAGTATTAATTGGTAATGGTACCTGGACGGATAGTCCACAACTTGTAAATCCTGCTGCAAGCGGCGGCTATTATGGTATTAGTGGCGGCGTCAGTAAAAAAATCCTAGATTATGATAATAGTGCTATGGCGGCCATAGTTGGCAGAGAAATAACTAATGGTGGCTTTGTAGTAACTAGTAATGCTATTAGACCATTACAATTACGTGGTACAGCTGTAACTGATCTAGGAACTACTAGTGGTGGTGATTATACTTTTAGAAACTTTGGTTGGGGTGGATATAATATTAGTCCTCCGCCTGGTAATACAACTACCTTTTTAAGAGCAGATGGCACATGGGGAGCAGCTTCTGGTCCAGCAGGTGCTCAAGGTGCTCAAGGTCCTGCAGGTGCTCAAGGCCCTCAAGGTCCAGCAGGTGCTACAGGTGCTACGGGTGCTACAGGTCCTGCAGGTGCTACAGGTGCTACAGGTGCTCAAGGTCCTCAAGGTCCTGCAGGTGCTCAAGGTGCTCAAGGTGCTACAGGTGCTCAAGGTCCAGCAGGTGCTCAAGGTCCAGCAGGTGCTCAAGGTGCTCAAGGTGCTACAGGCAGTGGAACTAACACAGTACAGTTACAGTCAAGTACTACTAGCAGTTATTTTACTTATCCACAAAGTGCTAAAAATAGTATTGCTGGTAGTGACGGCACTAATATTGTATTTTATCATGCTACTACAAATGGTCGTGCATATACGGATTGGCGAGGAGTTTATTGGAATCAAGGCGCCAGTAGCTGGACAGCTTACAGTTCCGATGCTAGACTCAAAAATGTATTAGGTGTAATACCTATTAGTGATAGTTTTAGTGCTATTAAAACACTAGGACCTCCTATACTTTATGACTGGAAAAGTGATCCATATGACGAACCTACCTGGGGATATACAGCACAACAAGTAGGTGCTGCTATACCTGGTGGTATGATTGAAGCACCTATCTTACCTAATGACCCTAAACTTACAGAATATGACTTTAAAATACAAACTTACGATACAGGTAAATTAACAGCGTTACATAATAAAGCAGTGTATGATCTTGTGCTAGCTGTAGAACAATTACAACAAAAAGTCGCAGCATTGGAAGCAAGATTAAATAATTAAAAATTTTACATAACAAAATTACTATGACTGGGCGACCAGTTTCACTAAACCAGTTTGGAAACTACACATCGAGTCGACAAAAAACTTAACAAGTACTATTCCGTACCCTGCTCAACAAAGCTTGGGCAGGGTATTTTTTCTAGTTGACAACCTTTTGCTCTTATGTTATAATATACAAGAATAAAAATTTAACCAAAGTAAAAATACTTGGTTAAATTCATCAGCCGAGGAATAATATGGCAAATGTTAGAATTATACACGATGATGCGGCTGAACGTACTACTAATATTACTGCTTCATCATCTGCTAGTGGATACGACCCATTAGGTTTAAAAAGTAATACAAAAAGTTTAGCTCATCGGACTAGTACTACTAGTGTTACCTACACACTAACTTGGGCCAGTGACGAGACTATAAACGGAATTATATTACCAGCTACTAATTTAAGTAGTGCAAGTACTATTAGTGTAGTAGCTAAAAATAGTGGTGGAAGCGCTGTATATACTCACAATGCTGGAACAGCAGTTAGCGCGTGCACAAATACTACTTTAGACGGTTATTCTGGTGTTAAAAACGTAAATAGTTTTCCTTATGGCGGATTAAGTAAAACTGCAATATGGTTTACAAGTACACCTACAACAGTTAGAAGTTTAGAAATAACCTTAAATCGTGGCACTAATCCAACAGCTAATCCAGCATACCCTAGCTATATAGATTGTAGTAGAATAGTTTGCGGAAAATATTGGGAACCACAAGTTGGTGTAGATAAGGATGGACTAGAACTAACAGTTGGGGATACTACACAAACTAGTCGTAGCGACGGTGGTGACCTAATAAGTGATCGTGGAACTATATACGATCAACTTAATTTTAATCTTGGTATACTTACAAAAACTGATCGAGAAGAATTAATAAAAATATTAAAAAACGTAGGTAGTTATAAAAATATAGCAGTAAGTGTATTCCCAGAAGGAAACACCAGAAATGAACAAGATTATATTATATATGGAAAAAGAGAAACTTCCAGTATTAGTTATTTAGTACATAACTACTATAGTACTAGTTTCTCGATTACTGGTTGGTAAGGAGAAACTATGGAAATGGTAGAAAATCATAGCTTGATACAGACTATTTCTGTAGGGGCTATGGCAATAATTGCTCTATCAGTAGGTGTGCAAAAATTAGTAAAAGATTGGCGAAGTACTGATGCAGAAACCAGTGTAATCAAAATGATGCATGAAGAACTGGAACGTATGGGTCAACAAAACAGCAAACTTACTGAAGAATTAAGCAAGTTACAGCTAGACATAGTTGAGTTAAATAGTCAACTAACTAAACTTAATATTGAAAATAATAAGTTGCAGGAAGAAATTGCTGCACTTACTATAGAGTTAAATAGTTTTAAGAAACTAGCAGCTCTTAGAAAGGTAAAGGTGTAACATGACAATGACACCTGCAAAAATTAATTACAAAATTTATCAAGGCAGTACTTTTAGAGAAGTGTTTCGTTGGGAATCACAAACAAAAAAATATGCAAATATTACTGCAATTACAAAAGCAGCACCTTGTGTAATTACAGCACCGGGCCATACTGTTCCAGTAGGTTGGCGTGTACGAGTAAACGGTGTGGGCGGTATGAAAGAAATTAACATGACCGCTGAAGATAGTTATTACATAGCTACTGCTGTTACTACTGATACTATTACTCTTAATCAAGTGAACAGTAGCACCTATACTGCTTATACTAGTGGTGGTGTTGTAGAATGGAATACACCAGTATCACTAACAGGTTTATCAGCTAAAATGCAGTTACGTGAAACTATTGATAGTAGTACTATATTAGAGCTTACTAATCTTAATGGTGGCATATCAATAGATCCAACATACTATACAATTACGGTAACAATGACTAGTCTGCAAACAGCGCTATTTTCATTTCCAACAGCAGTTTATAGTTTAGAGTTAACAGATAGTAACGGTGATGTAACAACATTTATACAGGGCAACCTAACCTTAATACAGGAGGTTACACGATGACAACTGAGGTAATTGTCACCGAGAAAAATAATCAAGTAGTAATTCAGCGTAAAGAACCTCAGGTTGTGGTTGCTGGTTTAATGGGCCCAGCAGGGGCTACTACAATACAAGGTCTAACAAACGTAGACACTACAAATTTAACAGATGGTGGTTTGTTAGTTTATAAAACTTTAGTACAAAAATGGGTAGCAACTACAACGCTTGATGCCCAAAATATGGAAGGTGGCTTCTATTAATCGGAGATATTAAATGGCTTCAATTATTCGTATCAAGCGTTCTAGTACTGCTGGAGATCCAACCACACTTGGTGCTGGTGAATTAGCTTATTCAGCGTTAGCTGGAACACAAGCAAATGGTGGCGATAGATTATACATTGGTTTTGGTAGCGAAACTAGTGGTAACGCAGCCAATCATTACGTAGTTGGTGGTAAATACTTTACTGACTTGTTAGATCATGTACACGGTACAGTTACAGCTAGTAGCGCTGTACTTGTAGACGCTAACAAAAAGGTTGATGAGTGGAATGTTGATAACATTACTATCAATGGCAATGTTATTAGCAGCACGGATACTAATGGTAATATTACCTTAACACCTAATGGCACAGGTTATGTAAGTGTTAGTGGTACAAACGGTGTAAAAATACCTGTTGGTACAACCGCACAACGTGGACCAACTGTACAAGGTACTATTCGCTATAACAGCGACACTAGCCAGTTTGAGGGATATAGTGGCACTAACTGGGGTAGTCTTGGTGGCGTTAAAAGTGTTGATGGCTACACCTATATTATAGCCGAAGCAACCCCTGGTGGTAGTGATGGTATACTACACTTCTACGCAGAAAATGCTGCTGGCAATGCTGCAGTAGAAGTCGCACAGCTTGACAGAACAAAACTAAACCTACTACAAACAACTGCTAGTACAAGTACAGCAACGGGCGCATTAACAGTTGCAGGTGGTGTAGGTATTGCAGGCGCTGTATTTGCTGGTGGTGTACTAACAATTACAGATGCAACAAATGC